TCAGTCTTCATCACTGACTATTTCAAATTCATTCATATTGAATACAGCCAGCCTAGTCACTTGATCATAATGGCCGCTCACGTGATAAGTCAGGTTATTATTCCAGCCCATCCGTTTTCGAATCGATTCCAGGAACAGTGTGCTGCTTATTTCAAACGAGCCAAGGGGCATAAAAAGATTGACGGGAACTCTAATGGTATCCTTCCCCTTCTTCTCGCACCCCTGAATCGCAAGTGAATTATTGTCCGGATTGAATAGCATGCGGATATGCGGCGGTCTTCCAAGCTCTTCAATGGTAGCTTTATGTATTCTGGTGCGACCGCGCCGATAGGAAAAAGTGATCGCAGTGCGACTTGTTGGATTATTGCTTTTCGTTTGACTCACCACCTTCATTGAATTTTACTGTCTTTACACTCAAAGGCAGTAGGAATAAACCCTAACCGATATCTTCATCCTCGGGCTTTGGTTTCATAGAGTATTGGCGGGTTATTATATCAGAAGGCATTAATCCATTTCCTTCTGTCCTCAAACTATCATATTCGCTTTCAGTACCGTCCCGCGTGTTATTCACCATGTAATTATCCAGAAGATTAATCTTATAAGATTCAAGATGTTCCTGGTATGTCATCCCAAAAGACTCGCGCCATTTTTCGGGATAGTACGCTTTCATTTTCTTCACTTTTGTTCCGTCGCTTTTCTGAACAATTTCAGGTACTACCATTTCAAATTCATCAAGGTTGAAGAGGATGATCTCCTGGCCTCCGATCTCTTGGTAGATTGCCTGGACCTTGTAGCGGTTCTCAGGAATCCAGCCCATCATATCGAACAGTTTGGCACCAAAGATTTTACAGCCAATCGCTCGCGGCATCTTTTTTCCTTTTTTCAGGTTACACCACTTAAGCGAGTCCTTGGCATATTCATCGCAGGGCATAATAACCATGCGATTTTCATCGCTGTTAATGAGAATCTTAACATACTGGGTATCTTCAAATAAAGCAACGCAGCTGCTATTAAAGGTGAGGCTATCGAAGTTGAAAGTCACTTTGGGACGCAATCTAGGCGACACAAATTCTGAACGAATAACCTGATAATGGTTTAATTCCTCCAGTGATTGTATTCCATTTTCATCCGTCACTACTGTGTTTATGATATCTTCCATATCTATCACCTCAATTAGAGATTTCATTCTAATGCCAGTTCATTGATCTGCTTTTGGATATCTTCTAAGGAACTAACTTCTGTCTTAGGTTCAAAACCTTCGACATTTGTACCTTCTGCGTCAATATCCCACTTCCCAAGTAAATGTACCTGATCAACTCTGCACGTTGCTGCATGCTCCTGCATATTCTTTCCAAAGCTGTCTCGCCATTCGGCGGGTAGCATCGTTTGTCTTGCCTTCGTTTTAGATTCCTCTTCAGGCGTATCCACCTGATCTTCTGCCTTGCAAGCCCTGTTCATGAAAAGTTGATATTCCGTCTCTCTTAGATCAAAGAGAAGTACATGCTCATTTCCTTTATTCTGAGGTACAGCCATCAGCTTAATCCGCCAGTCATTTCGCCATCCCATGAGTTCAAAAAGCAACTCGGCGAATGCGACACAGGCTATTTGGTTGGCCTGCAGCTTATCATTTTTATATTTCTGCCATGGGATCGCATTGAGGCAGCTCTTTTCACACGGACGAACTGCCATCAGCTTTTCCATTGGATGCAGAAGAATTTCCACAAACTGCGTGTCAGGAAGTTTTCGAATACATTCTGCGTTAAACCTCACCCATTTGTTTGATATGATAACGGCCGCACGACCAGCATGATTGAAGTCCTGAATTCGCGCTACCTCATAGCCGGGGATATTGAAAACAGATTCTGTCATTACTGATTCATCCTCATCTTCTACACTTTTACACGCTTTGATGTAATGCGGGACTTCAAATCCACCATGAGCGCGATTAATCGGAATGAATCCTTTAAATAATCCATCCTTGATAACAGTTAGTGTGTAGGAAGCATCCATTCCGATTGCATTTCGGTTTGAAGCTAGCAGCATAAGCGCCTGGATATATTCTTCGCGGGTAACGATTCCTTCATGATGGTCGGCTTCATAATAGACCTGCTTCTGACCCCTGTTGGGTTCATGCTCGTGAGTAATATAGCTTTTGGTAAAAGTCTTCTGCGCAACCACGTCCCCGCAGTAACGTTCATTCTTCAAGATGTTTCTTACACTTGCAGAAGACCAGACTAAATTCCCTCTGCCTGTTGATCTTCCAAGATTCGTTAACACTGCTGCAATATAGTTTGGGCTGAATCCTGCCAGGAACATGCTGTAAATCAGCCGAACTGTTTTTGCACCCTCAAGTTCAATGACCATCTCGCCATTCTCATTGGCATATCCAAGCAGTGAACTCGTCGGACACAGAAAATTACCTCTTGAAAAACGCTTTTCAAGTGACCATAACATGGACTCACTCTTTGCTCGGCTCTCTTCCTGGGAAAATGCCGACAATATCGTCAGATAGATCTCGCTATCACGAGAAAGCGTATTTACGTTCTCAGTCTGGAAGAATACGCCCACTCGCGGTTCCAGCTCGCCGAGCTCACGAACAACCGATAAGCAGTCCAGCACGTTTCTTGAGAAACGGGACACGCTCTTAGTTATAATCAAATCGATTTTCCCTGCTTTGCAGTCCTCTATCATCCGATTGAATTCATCACGCTTTTTTCGGTTAGTACCTGAGATACCTTGATCCGCATAGACGCCAGCAAATATCCAATTTTCTTCTTTCTGAATGAAGTCCTCATAATACTCGCATTGAAGTTCATAGCTGCTCGTCTGCGCTTCATCCGGCGTGGATACGCGGCAATAGGCACAAACCCGCTGTTTTCTCAAGGAAGAACGTTCATCATTATAAATCGGGTTCTTTGGAATAATTAGAATATCTTTGTTGGGATTGTTTGCATATCTGCGCCTAATCTCTTCTTTTCTTTCTTCGTGTGATATGCTAAATCACCCCTTTGTCTTTGTTTACTGCAGCGCCCAGTACCAACCGTCCGCTTTCTTTATTGACTTGACTCCTATGGTTTTCTTGGAAGCATCTACAGTTCTCTTTTTGATCCCTCGCTCAAGGCAAGTCTCATATACTAAGTTGCATGGCACAGGGCCACCTTCTAAAAGTTCTTTCATAATGTCTGCAGCCTGGATATGCTTATTTTCATCATCAGAGTACTGAGGGACCCCTGTCAGCATATCGTCCGGTGTCACATCGTAATATCCAATCCACCTGACACCAGCCTTTTCATCCAGTTCAAACGCGACGGCATTTCCCTCCGGCGCAAGATTGTTCTTAAGCTGCGTCATCACTCTGATGTTGGGATCACTTTTTAGTCTTCCCACAAGCAAAATGCTTCTGGCCGCCGCGCTAATATCGATAGAGCCGAGCCCCCGATATAGGCTTTTCGCTCCTGCCGCCTTATTCATATGTCCTATGATCACAATGGCACAGCCAGTTCTTTTAGCAACTCCGGCAAGATGGTGCATTAAAGGACGCATATCAGCGGCCCGATGCATATCCGAATCCGGACTGAGATAGGCCTGCAATGGATCAAGGATCATCATGTTTGCATTTACATCACAAATGGCCTGTTCAATGCGCGGATCGTTTATAGTCAGTTTTTCTTTGCTTGAATTTATGTAAGCAATTTTTGAACAATCCGCACTGGCGCTGAGTAACCTGGGTTTAATGGTATCTTCAACATCGTCTTCCGCGCTTTGATATATCACCGACATCGGCTTTATTTGAGCTGATGACTCTGGTAGCGGCATTCCCCTCGAGAGCAATGCTGCGATATTAAGTATAAAAGTCGTTTTCCCATCTCCGGGATCACCTTGAATAACAGTGATTTTCCCCGCAGGGATGTATGGATACCAAATCCATGATGTTTCTTTAGGCACAACAGAGGAATAATATTTTATCGCATAATCGGCTATTCTTTTATCCGACATTTTACATCCTCCATTCTGTCTATTGTTAATCTGATTTGAGCTGCAAAAACACATTTATTATTCAACTGTGAATGTTTTCTATTGCCTTACTTGATTATATATAACTATAGCAATAGTTACAATATAAACATCAATATGTTAACTAAAAATTTTCATTACAAGGAGGATCAAAATGGATGAAAACGTAGTTGATTATAAAGCCATTGGAAAAAGAATCAAGATTGTCAGAATACAGAGGTCCATTACACAAGAAAAGTTGGCTGAAAAAGCAGGTCTTTCCAGTCAACACATGAGCAATATTGAAAATGGCAATACCAAGTCAAGTCTCCCGACCATCATTCGTATTGCCAATGCTTTATCAATTACCGTGGACGAACTTCTCTGCGACAACGTGACACATTCTAAAGTAGCAATAAAAAAAATTATTTCTGTAATTTTAGAAGACTGTTCAGAGTACGAAATCCGCGTTCTTGAAGGGATGCTTCAAGGCGCAAAAGATGCGCTTCGTCAAAACGCTTCTTTCCGAGATCTAGAATAAATTCCAAAAAAGCAAGGTTGCAAACTGCTTATCCGTTAAGCAATCTTGCAACCTTGCAATCTTGAAGCGCCTATTTAGCTTGCCTTTTTCTGCCTTGGAATCTTCCATATCGGATGGTCGTTATTTTCCGCTTTTCTGCTTATGCCGATGTTCATCTCATATAAAATGCTGCCGTCATCAAAAACGTCACCTCTGACTACGATACGCCGGAAAATATCCTCTCTAAAATCTGAGCGTTCTTTCACCGGATCGTATTCTGGAATGGTTTTTATTTCGTTGATGAGCCACTCTAGATTTCTTTTGATCGTCTGTACCTCATACTGCTTATCATTAAGACTTTCCCATTCGTCCTGCAGGCTGTCAATCTCTTGGGCAAGCTTAATGCTCATGTCATCGTAAACATCCCCAGCCAAACTTCGTCCGGCCGAAGCAGCCACCTGGCTCAACTGATCCTCCAAGGATTTAATCTCGATTTTAAGAAACTCCATTCGATCCTCTTCCCAGTCATCAAGTTCCAAATCTATGATCATATTTTGTGCTTCTTCCCTGATTGATACCTCGTTATTTTTCATTTCCTGAAGCATCACCATAAAGGCATGCTCCATGGCTTCCTCTCTGTAGCTTCTTGCACTGCATTCAAGATGCTCTCTTCGTCCATCTGCAACCCGACATCGCCATGCCCCGTAGAAATACTTTTCTTTTTTTCTATAGGAAGTAAAGGTCCTACGCACCAGTGGCTCTCCGCAAGTCCCGCAATAAAGGATATTGGAGAACGCCGTCCTATTGCTGTGCTTTTGGGCTGTTCCATTCTCACTATCCGCATTCATGTTATATCGCCTATCCAGCTCTATCTGAACTGTCTTCCAAATGTCTTTTGGAATGATTGCGGGATGATGGTCTGCAATAAAGTATTGTGGCTGATGTCCCCTATTCGTTGCTCTTTTGTGGGTTAAAAAATCCAATGTTACTCTCTTTTGCATAAGAATGTCGCCGCAATACTTCTCGTTTCGAAGTATCCGGTAGACACTATTGCCGCACCATTTGGTTTTTCCTTTTCCTGTTTTAATTTTATCCGCCATCAATCTTTGCGCAATTATATTTGTTCCATTACCTTCAAGAAACTCCTGATAAATGCGCCTTACAGTTTTGGCTTGTGCCTCATTGATTATTAGATTTCCATTTTGGTCTTTATCATAACCAAGAAAGAATGCTGTTGGACAATGCGCTTTCCCTTGCTGGTACCTCTTCTGGATGGCCCAGCGAACATTTTCAGAAATGCTTCTCGATTCATCTTGAGCTAAACTGCTTAAAATAGTAAGAAGCAGTTCACTCTTGGAGTCTAGTGTATCAATATTCTCCTTTTCAAAGTATATGCCGACCGGCGATGATAGCCCTTTTAGCATTCGTACATAGTTCAAACAGTCTAATGTATTTCTTGCAAATCGGCTGATGGATTTTGTAATGATCATGTCTATTTTCCCGGCGTCGCAATCCTCGATCATTCGCTGGAAGTCAGTACGGTTCTTTATTGAAGTCCCCGAAATGCCTTCGTCTGCATAAACTCCGCTAAACTCCCAAAGGGGATTGTTCTTAATAAAATCCGTATAATGTTTTACCTGTAAATCGTAACTCGACTGCTGATCTTCCTCGTCAGTCGACACCCTGCAATAAGCACATACCCGCTTCTTGGGTTTTTCTTTTGTATTAGTAACCCTGTCTGCCATGGCCGGAATCACCTTAACCGTTGTTTGTGGATCAAAATTTCTTACTTGTTGTTGATATGCTGTGTTCATTCAACATCCTCCTTTCAAAATCAGTCACTGATCATTTTTGGTTTTCTCCTATTATTTTTCCTTTCAAACTGAATGTTAGCTTTTAGTGAAAGCCCGTTTTTCAATGTGTACTCAATTTTTCCATCATCGTAAACTATTGCTTTTTCAACCAGCTCAGTAAAAAACGCATCCTTGAAATCATCACCTTCTTCAATTTCATTGAGCAATTTCATTAATGCTTCATCGCTTTCCTCTTGGTCTGATACAAAATCCGAAGCTTTCAATTGAATAAGCATTTTCATGTAAGCTGCTTCAAGCTTTCGTTCTTGCATTCTTCTTGCGTAACAAGGTTGGCATCCCGCTTTTTTTCTCGCCTTGGCTGAAGTTGCTCTGCATCGAAAAACGGTGATCTTTTCCTTGTTCCCGTCGCCTACTACCGTTGCCGTATGTCTGATAAGCGGCTGTCCGCATTCCCCGCAAAAGAGGCGATTCGACATTGCTGATGCATTACTGTACCCTTGCCTGGAGCTTGGATCTTTTATTGCTATCTCGTATCTTCTTTTTATCTCATTCTGTACTGCAAGCCATTCATCTTTCGGAATAATAGCTGGATGATGATTTTCAATATAATACTGGGGCAGCTGGCCTTTGTTTTCTATCTGCTTATGGGTTAAAAAATCTACTGTTATGTTTTTTTGCATTAAGACATCTCCGCAATATTTTTCATTTTTGAGCATATGCAGAATACTGGTCTTGCCCCAATTGGACCCACCTCTACCCGAGGGCACTCCCTCCTCTTTTAGTTCATTTGCGATTAGCTTGGCACCTTTGCCTGCCATGTACTCTCTAAATATCCTGCGTACTATCTTGGCCTCTTCTTCATCAATAACCATATTGCCATCTTCGTCTTTGTCATACCCGATCAGAAATTGGGTAGGGCATCTGGCTTTTCCGGCTTGGAACCTCTTTTGAATACTCCATTTAATATTTTCAGAAGTGCTTCTTGATTCTTCTTGCGCTAAGGAGGAAAGAATAGTTAAAAGCAGCTCATTTTTGGGGTCCAAGGTGTCCAGCTTTTCTTTTTCAAAATAGATCCCTACCGGCGGATTCAACATCTTCAGTTCCCGGATATAGCCTAAACAATCTAATGTGTTTCTAGCAAACCGACTGATCGATTTTGTTATGATACGGTCAATCTTACCTCGTTTACAATCATCAATCATTTGTGTAAACTCATTTCTTTTTTTCGTACTGGTGCCGCTCTTCCCGTAGTCAGAATAAACGCCTGCGAATTCCCAGTATTTATTTGCGTTTATAAAATTCATATAATGTTCTACCTGAAGATCAAAGCTTGAAATTTGACAATCATCTTCTGTACTCACCCGGCAATATGCACAGACCCTTTTCTTTTCCATATTTAGCGGCATATTATTTGCAATTCTTTGTCTGTATACCGGAATTTTAATAACTTTGACTTGGCTATCCTGCATTGACATATGTTCACCTCCTCCTCGTAAATCAATTGATATCTACAGTGGTTTCTGTATTATCAAACCATTTAATTTTAAAGAGCATGGGTGACAGTACCGTAATACTAATCACCCATGCTCTCATATACATCCCATTAAATTCTTCAAAGAATGTTTTCATTCTGTTTTCGCCGCGAGGGAGTTTGTCTATCCACGCTAAAGCTTTAGCTCTGCAGCTTCGGTCATTTTCCAATAGTACCCAGAAACCTTCCTGATCCTTTAATTTTTCTTCTATTATAATACGCTGTTCTGTCGCAGCATTCCGAACTTCTTCGCTAGCATGCGTCTCGTTATATAAAGCCTCGGTCAGCTCTCTCTTCAAAATAACGCGATTTTGTTCGATGTTATCATTGTCCTGTAATCTTTTAATATCCAGCTTGATTTTATGAATCAAGTTTTTATCTGACACATCATATCGCTCAGCAAAAGCTTTCAACAAAGCCTTTTCAATATCTGCCTCGGTAACAATCTCAGCCTTGCAAAGATTTCTGCTTTTTTTCCTGCGAGAACAAGCCCAGCGGGCATTGCCACTAGAATTGTATCGATGATAGGTTGCACCACACTCCCCGCAAATCATCCTCCCTGATAAAGGATACACATTTCGCTTCGGTGGTTTACTATTTTGATTATTTTTGAAAAGATTTTGTACCGCTTCAAAAGTCTGGCGACTGATTATTGGAGGGTGATGATTTTCTATGAAATATTGCTGCTTTTCTCCATTGTTTCTTATCGTTTTATGCGTCAAATAGTTTGCTGTGTAGGTTTTCTGGCATAAGGCATTTCCTGTATATCTTTCATTTTTAAGAATCCCTTTCACCCGATCAATTGTCCATTCGGTGTTGCCATCAAGGTTCAAATAGCACTTTTGCATCATAATTCTAGCAATGTCTGTATAACCCACACCGTCCAACGCCAGTGAGTAAATTTCCCTTACAATAGCAGCTTCTTTTTCATTGATGCTTATTATCTTATCAATTCCTCTTCCCTTTACGTCATATCCAAGTATTCTCTTGAAAACCGGAATACCTCTTTGAAACCGCTTTTTGAATGACCAGGTCATATTTTCAGAAATGCTTCGACTTTCTTCCTGGGCTATGGCCGCAATTGTTGAAAGAAGAAATTCACTTTGTACTGATAAGGTATCGATACCTTCCTTCTCGAAAATAACACTGATGCCTAAATCCTTTAGTTGTCTTACAATTTCTAAAAGGTCTAATGTATTTCTTGCGAATCTCGAAATGCTCTTACATAAGATCCTGTCAATTTTTCCTTCCTTACAATGTCTGATCAAACGTTGAAAGCCAACACGCTGGCGGCGCTCTGTTCCTGTGATCCCTTGATCCGCATATATACCCGCAAGTCTCCATCCTGGAGTATTTGTAATAAGTCTTGCATAGTATCGTTCTTGAAGTTCAAACGAATCAGTCTGTTCATCAAGGTCAGTACTCACTCTGCAGTATGCCGCTACTCGTACAACGCTTGATATTTTAATTTCATTACGACTTTGAGGTTGTTCATCAGGCGGGTCCCACAAAACCTCAACCTTCCCATATTCAGTATTAATATTTTTTTGCATTTTCTTATCCCTTTCTCGTCACCACATAAGCAGTATCCTTTGCTTACAAACTCTAAAAAAATGGGGCTGCAATTGCAGCTTCACCGTATAAAATCCGCCTCGAACCCGCTATTCCAAGGGCTTTAGGCGCTCTTGTTTCATGTCTATATATCACTCAAAGCAAGGTAAATAGCAAGACATATAACCTGTGAAACATATTAGAAAAAGAGAGCCAATTCGATTGATCAGCTCTCCTCAAATATGTCCTTCATTTTTTTGTTGTGTGCTCATTCAAACTTTATATAGCCATCAAATCCCGCTGTCTTTAGCTTTTTAAGCATTGCTTCTGCATTAGCATTCTGTGAATATGCCCCAACCTGAACACGATAATATCGTGGTGTGGTATCAGTTTCAACTTTTGAGGTTTTATAAGGAATGCCGAAATACTTCAGCACTCCCTTTGCTAGGGCGGTTCCTATCGCTTCAATGTTGCCAACTATCCATGCCGCGTCCTCCGTATTGTCATGAAAAGCTATCTCCACCAATGCTGCCGGAGCAGTAGTCTTTCGCAGCTCGTATAGGCTTGGATTGAACTTTACTCCTCTGTCTGCTGTCGGCGTGAGCGATTCAATTTCTGAGTAGATAGCTTTCGCTGCTTTTTCACCATTGCCACCGGCAGCATATGCAAAGACCTCACCGCCTCTACCACCACCTGCATTGCTGTGAATGGCAAAATGCAGATCCGGTTTTGCTCGATTGCTGTCACTCACTACTTGTTCCAAGCTCCATTCCGGTTTGTTTCTATAGACAGCAACGCCATGCTCCTTGAGTACTCTCTGCGTTACATCCGCTATTTCATTCATCCTTTTTTCTTCATTTCCATAGCTTCCAGCTCCTATGTTGTCTTCCTGTAATGACGGACTTAAATATATTGATTTTCCCATTATGCTTTTCCCTCCTTATTCAACTGTTCTAAAACAGTCCTGAGTTTCTCTGGAATAGGTAGTCCGATTTTTGCTGTATTTTCTAAAATGCTGATTCCTTCATTAGACAAATAGAAGCATATGACTGCAGTACGAATGGCACTTCCTGTTTGGATAAGCTGTGAATCAACGATATGTGCCACTGCTACCAGTGAAAATATCAGCACTTTTTTGAAAATGCCTCTGAACCCCACTTCGCTTGACAGGCGTTTCTCCAAAACCGCAACCATGATGCCCGTCAAGTAATCGATGACCACAAAGGCTATCAATGCATAGAGAAATCCATCAAGGCCTCCCAAAAAATAACCAATGTAACCGCCTACCGCAGCAATGACAATCTGAATCGCGTTAATAATGTCTTTCATTCATTAATCCTCCCTTGTTTCTAAATAAAAATAGAGCCTTTGGGCTCATTTAAAATTGTTTGATTTACTTCATTTAAACTTCTATTAGCATTCCAAATGCGTATGGAGAAGTTCCGACAGCTACTTCCCAAACTGCCCCGTTTGCCGGTGTACCAGCAAGTCGCAGGTATCCGTTTGCTCCAGTTAATATGGTGTCCTTAACATAAGTACTTGAACAAGCTCCAAGGGTTGTCCCACTCTGTAAAACTGCCACTAATGCATAGTAATGACCTGCTATGAGCGTAATGGGATTCTGCAACTTGAAGGTATAATTCTTTTTACCAGTTAAGGTAATATTCGATGACTCTGCTATTGCACTACCGATTTGAACATTAGCTGATGACAATTCATAAATAGCAAATTTGAAATCTCTGCCCGTATCCTCCAGCACAGCCGAAATTCCTTTTACAATAACATCTGTCTCCGGTGTTAAATATACTCCTTTTGACATTTGTGTTGCGGTACTCTTGCTAGGATTCCCTGTCCAGAAATTGAACCACTGATTGCTGCTTATCGTTGCACTTGCTGCAATTGTAAAAGTCTTATTTGAATCGTCTTGTGAAATGGAGATATTGTTTCCGGCAGCAATTGTAATCACGCCAGTCAACTCATTTCCTCCAGCTTTTTTTAGACTGGCTACCCTCGCAATTTCACTATGCAAATCAGCCGCATGTCTTTCTTGATTGTAATATTGAGGATGGTCATCGGAGTTTAAGCCAAGCAACATGGAGTGTGTGTGATTATGACTAACCCCTGCCGGGCTTTCGGTAGCCGGTGTAGACAAAGAACTGTTTTGGGTGAACATCGACATCCGCTCTACAATCTGGTTCATGCGGATCTCATGCTCCAGCATGATGTTGTTGAGCTCAAGGACATAACTTAAAGCTCCTGCTTCATCCTCCTCACAGGTGATACCTTTGACCCTTACTTTGCCATCAAAGCCTTCGGTGTCGCTTCCTTCCGGAGGGATGTACCAACCAATCCAGTCCCCCATCATGAAGGTTTCAAATGGCTTCAGCTTGTTACCCTCAGAATCAGTAAACTTTATCACTGTACCTTGAATACCCCAGCTAACCTGAGCTGCATTTCGCAGAAACAATTGTCCATAGTCTTGGAGCTTAGCCCAGTCACTTGGGATATTTCTCGCCTGCAGATAACCTTCTCTCCTACCCCAATCCGTCTGACTGGTGGGATGTGCGGTTTCAATCAGGCTGCCGCTTTCACCTTCAACCAGCAGTGCGTTCGTCATATTTGAGCTGTCGCTTTGGTTCTGAAGTTTCACGATTGCCTGTCCTGGCCTGTATTTTACCGTGTCATATTTATCAGCACCCTTCGCCTTATATAGCTTAAGGTGCAAGGTTGGCGTCATCTCAAGATCGAATAGTCCCATTCCTTCACTGAGTTTTGTCGCTACCTGCGATAGCGGTGTGCCTGAATGAAATGAGAGTGTTGTGGAATCTTCAAATGGATTGCCAAGAGTATCTGAATCAGCGCTCCAATCAATAACAACTCCTGTCAAACAGCCTCTTTGCTGAGCTTCTAACAGAAGTTGTCTTAAAATCGCACCACCATGTGCATCTCTAAATATTCTATCAAGCGTCTCTGGATGTGGCATGCCTTCCGGATATACTACTGCTCTGTCCAGAAGCGAAAGAACGCCTCTGCCACTGACCTCAATCATCTGTTGCTCGCTATCATCCACGTAGGACGGTCTTCTTGTTTCGATGATCCATTTAAAAAGGTCGATGCCATCCAATCTGCAAAGGATGAAATTCTGGTCTGTCACATATTCCCTGCTGCCACCCTTTTCATCATACCTGCTGATTGAAAACTTACCACTGCCAGGGTTACTCAGAAGAACCTGGAACGATTTATTCTTCGCCCCATCAAGCTGGCATAAAATGCTGTTTGGATTGTTCTTGTCGCATACAAAAAGCTCAATTCCTATATCATCGGCAGGCTCAGCATCATAAACTTCAATGCCGATCACATTGCTATATCTAACCCCTGGTGGTTCTGGTACTGTCAGTGCTACCTTGACCGCTCCACTTTCTGCCTCCTGCGGTATCTGGAACACGATCTTCTCCCAGCTCCAAGAAATTACATTGCATAGCTGGGTGCCAAGATAGACATAACCACCATAACCTCTATCTGCTCTGTCGGCGTTCAGCGGGTCAGCCTCAGCCTTGGCTCCAAATCCATTACCGTAGATTGTGACGATTGTGCCTTCAGATGCCCTTGTTGTAGACAGCCTTTCAATGAACGGAAATGGCGGATCACTGGTGATGTTCTCATATTCGTATAGCGCCCTTTGATCCGTCCAAATATTTGCCTTTGCAACGTTCTCGTAGAAGGCCTGCGTTCTTTTCTTTAACCATAGATTCAGCTTCGCAACATTCTCATAAAATGTAAGAATCCTCTTGTTGGACCAAGAATCAAGTTTCCCGATATTCTCATAGAACGAGAACGCTCTTTTCAGCACCTGGCTTACAGTTAGCATTTGAGTCTGCGATACAGTCATGCCGCTTGCATTGACTGCTGTCACCCGCCAATACCATGTTCCATTGGATAGCATCGTAGCCATCCGGCAGGTGGAGTTGTTCTTCACGTTTAAATATTCACTCGTTATCTTATTTGAGCTATCGAAGGTGCTGACTGTATCAATCTCAAACTTGACTGACGATGCAACAAGCTGATTTGTATTGTCGCTATAGGTCGCATCAAAGGCACTAATTGTCACTGTCAGATTCGCTTGATTCGGAGGACTAACAAGATTTATGCTTGGAAGACCCATCTAATCACCTCCTTTATGACCAGGTCCCGACTGTAACTATAGCCCTCGCTGCCTTTGGTCCTAGTGTCAAAAGCGGTGGTCCGAGCAGGTTTCTGACAAATATTGTGCTGGACAATGAACCAGGCCCGATTGATGAAATATCAAGCACACTTTGCCACGGCCCATCCTGACTGAATGAAATCGTAAAATCTCCATGATTAAGCTGAATGTTTGCATTGTTGGCAATCTTTGAGCTGCTTGTATTTTTAATTTTAAAGCTTTGTATTTCCGTAGTTCCTTCCGGCTGGTCTCCAAAATCTATAAGTGAGGTCAGCTCAACTCCAGATGCATCTGTTAGAGCAACATCATCCGGCTGTTCCCCTGCAGCCTTTCTTCCATAAAGATGAATCCCACACAAATATAAATCATCAAATTGTGGAGAAGTTTCGCGAAATCCTATTCTGATTGCTTTTACTGGACCGGAAAAAGAAAGGGTAAATATTTTATTTCTCCAATGGTCCATGTCTGTGTTTGCTGCCGGAATTGTATAAACGCCAGTTTCCCAGGTTCCATCAACTCCATTTGTTGTATCAGCCGAACCCTGAATTGTTTGGCTTACAAAAGTGCTGGCAGTCGTAGAACCCCAATGGAATGCTACTTTATTAACTTCCCTAAGTTCAGGAAAGAAAAACCAAAATGCTGCTCCCAGCCTGTAATCAGCAACCTTCCAGGACTGAGATCTGTTCTCTTTATTCAAGTTGCCTTTTGCTGTGCTGTCAAGCCACGATGCCAAGCCGTTACCGATTATCTGATCAATAGTATTGATGTCCGACATACTTCGGAAACCTACCTCTGTTCCATCAATATCATATGGCATTCTGTGTTCCGCCACTTCTGCGTACATTACTTTCACCTCCTAAAAAAATGCCGGGTAATATTCCAGCTTGATGCTGCCACCCGACACTCCGTTTGTTAATCTCAATTGGTTATACCCTGCTTCAAGCACGAGCCAGTATGCGTCTCCTCCATGTCTTATAGCCGAGAGCATGTTGGTGGTACCCTTTGTGCATTTAAAATCTCCGGTGTTTATAACTACGCTTTCACCAGATCCGATGCTCCCCTGGTACTGAAGCCAAACATCACTGTCCAGGCATTCCAGCTTTGGTGATTCCATCGGTCCGGTCAACGTTATGATCGCGTCTGTAACCGGAGCATTTCCTGAATTATTATGACTCCATTCCTGAGTTGTCGAAATTATGGTCTGCGTTTCCATAGCTGTCTGGGAAGAATAGAAGAACGGATCTGAAAGCATGAACTCTACTGCGAACTTGGCGTATCCGGTCTGGGTCTTTACGAAACTCACAGGCCTGTATACTTCAACAATTGCTTCTCTTTCAGTTCCGTCCGAAAGAATTCTTTGCAATACGTACTGTCCGCGTTTACCAAATACCCCGCTTAGATAGTCGATGTTGCCATACAATGCTTCATTCTCGCCCTTGCCGTTCGGCAGCTTTCCGGTCAAAGGATCAAGCCCTCTAACCCACATTGGCAGCATAACAATTCTTTCATCATATCTCTTTTTTATCCACCGCTTCCCGTTTTGGAATGGTACCTGTAAATTGCTGCCTCTGAGTCCAGGTGTACCGATTCCCTCCGGAACTTCAATCACGGACCATGCCTTAGTGTTTAGACTAACCCCATTAAACTGCCATGTTTGTCCTTTCAAATCACGTCTCACCTCCCCTTATCCCAAGCCATAGGACTGTCTGAGTAACGCCCTGCGAGTGCTGTCAGAGGCCTCTTCTGGCTTAGGATTATTTATTATAATGTCGTAGTTGTTTGTTACATTTCCACTTTGAACTCCTGGCTCTGATGCGTTAGTCTTTGTTCCGACTCCTACTTTTTGTAAAGCTCTTGCCATGAGCTCATCGAGCTTGTCTACAGGAACAACCGCCTCAGTGCCAGCTTCACCAACACCAATGACGCTTGGGCTTGAGAAAATCCCACCTGTCGAATACCAGTTAACCGAAAGCTTCGGCACCTGCGGCGGGCTTAAGCTAAATTTTCCTGTGAGCTCGAAGTGCGGCAATTTGATCTGAGGTATCTTTATTTCTGGAAGCTTTATGTTCCTGAAGAATCCTACAATTGCATCAATCGCACTTTTGACTGTGTTTTTAGCCGCATTGATCGGAGTTTCGATTGCCGTCTTGATACCTTGCCATATACTCGAGGTGACTGATTTTACAGTATTCCAAGCCCCAGTTATGGTGTTTTTTACGAATCCGGTCTCAACGGAGATAATCCCTTTAATCAGGTTTAACACTCCACTTATAACGCTTTGGATTCCATTCCACAGATTCTGAGTCAGATTCTTTATGCCATCCCATACGCCTTGCCAATCTCCCTTGATGAGGCTGGTCACAATTTGGATAATGTTTTTTATCACATTCAAGGCTGTTGTTACTACCGTAGCTATAACATTGAAAGCCGCTGAAATTACTGTGACGATATCTGCTCCATATTTCTGCCATACTGCTCCTGCGACTTGCACAAAAGCCTGTATCAAGGCCTTTATCGCCTCAAATACACCGGCCATAACCGCTTTAATTTGATTCCACACAGTGATTACACTGTTTCTAAAGGTCTCATTGTTCTTAAAAAGCAACACGAATATCGCAATAAAACTTACAATAGCAGCGATAGCAATTCCTACTGGACCGGTTATTGCTGCAATTGCGGCGCCCACTGCACCTGATGCTCCGCCTGCAGCAACCATCGCACCAGAGACCGCTCCAAAGGCCGTGGAAATGGTTCCTATGACAGAAACCACCTTTCCTACGATCAGGAGCACTGGACCCACAGCGGCAGCCACAAGGGCGATTTTAACGATCATTTCCTGTTGTTCCTTGGAAAGCCCCTGGAACCGATCCATCAATGGTTTGATGATGGCAATCAGCTTCTCGAGTATCGGAATCAGTATCTGTCCGAATTGAATCCCGATCTGCTGTGCCTGTTCCTTCATCGTCCTCAGCTTGTTTGTTGGAGAGTCCATGGTTCTTGCCAGGTCACCCTGGGCATTTTTCGTTGCTTCCATGATCGCGCCATAACGAGCCTGCACCTTCTGCGCTTCAGTCAGCTGCTCACCCTGCTTTGCAATTCCATTTGAATATGCATAAGTCTTTATGGTGTTGTCATTGACAAGGATACCTAGAGCCTTCAAAGGCTCCGCCTCTCCCGAGATACCTGACTTTAATTTATCGAAGGCCTCTTCTGGCTTCAGGTTATAAAAGGAGGCCATGTCATAGGATAACTGTGTCAGTCCTTCTGACATTTTTAATGATTCATCAGATGTAAGACCCATGGAGGTGAGCATGGCATTGTAAGTAGCCATATTGTTTCTGACATTGTAGGCGTTTAATCCTAGTGCCTTGGAGGTTTCCTCGGACCACTTCCTTGCATCACCTGCCACAGCTCCCATCGCCACTTCGAAGAGGTTTTCCGATTCCACAGCATCCATTGCCATCTTTGTTGCCGCAGTTCCTATTCCAAGCAAAGGAAGTGTCACCGCAGTAGACAAGGTCTTTCCAGCCGAGGACATCTTATCCCCCACTGCCTTCATTTTTTCTCCGGCTTTGTCCATGCTTTCAGAAAGCTTATACCAGGCTGAACTTTTCGTTTTCAGCTCTTCTGTGGTCGCTTTGAGCTCCTGCTGCATTTTCCCAAGCTCTGCATTTGCGTAGTTCAGCTTAATCTTCAGGTTTTCAGTGGCCTTGGCATCCGCACCTTTTTTCTCAACGCTTTCTTGGTAGCTTTTTGTCAGGGCTGCAACCTTGTCCTTTTGCAGCTCCATCTGCCTGTTCAAGCTATCTGCCTTCAGCTTGAGTCCATCGGTAGACTTGCCAAAATCTCCAAGCTTTGAGCTCGCCGCTGCAAATTCACTCTGTACCACCTTCAGGCTTCTTTGGATCTTGCTGACGCCTTCCTGAAATCCGCTGTCGTCAAGTCCAACCCTAGCCACTACAGTATTGCTACCGTTTGCCATTCATCTCACCCCCCTTAGAACAGAATATTGTCAATGGTATCAAAGGAACTCTGCTCATCAATTCCGTTGACTGTTTTATAAACCTTAAATAGCGCCTGCAGCTTTTTCGGAGTGCTATGCCAAAATTGGTCCTCTGTCATCGTTAGAAGATTGGTCCCCAAATAGAAAAGCCACTCCCAGTCCCATGTTTCAGAACTTAAGTGGCTTTCGCTTCCCCCAGGTTTTCCTCCGCCTCCGGCATGGCTTTGCCAAGTGCTTCGTTGATAGCTGTTCCCAGCCTTTCCAAATCATTCAACCCCAGCTGCTCGCCCACGGTTTTTAAGGTTGTCTCCTCATCCTCAACCTTCACTGCGGCATAGATAAGCGCCCTTACCGCTTTCAGCTTCATGCTTTGCAAATCATCAAAGGCTTTGTTGATATCTCCGTATACTTCCTCCAATTCGCAGAAAGTGTTCATGTTAAGCTTCAGCTCGTATTCTTTATTTCCTAGTTTGAATTTGATTCCCTTGTTCTTCAGTTCAGCTGCCTTCAAGTATCATCAACTCCTTCTTAAATTGCAGGTACGGGTTCTGCCGGTACTGCTGTAAACCAAGCTGCAATAATGGTTTGATCAATTCCTGTTTCATCTTCATCAGCGATAAACCGGAAGTTCCCATCAAAATCTCTGGAAAAGAATGTGCCTTTGAGTTTTGCGCTTTTCGGTGATGGCTTTTCGGCCTCAGTGTCATACTCATCTGTTGCCAGTTCGAATTTACCTTTAAGCAGCCACACATAGCGGTATTTACCGTTATGCTTCTTGGATTTAAACCCTAGTGCCAATGTCGGTGCTATGTCCTCCTTACTTTCAATGAGAACTCCCTTGACTACCTTCGCGCCCTGCAAGGTTGCTCTACTTGCAAGGGACAGCTGATTGAGTTCAATTTCCACATCAACGCTATCGAAGGCTGCAATGATGTCTTCTACTGTATCGTCTGAATAAATGTTTTCCGAATTCACCTTTGGCGAAAGCTTGGCACTGACTGCCCTTTCCAGCTTAATTGGTGCCGCATAGGTTGCGCCTGTCTCGTCATCGTCAGTGAGCAACGCAATGTGTATGTCTCTTAATCCAATTTGTCTTGCCATTTAGTCGACCTCCTTTGATTCTAAATAGTAAAATTTGATCCCCTTATGATAGAGGCCCGTATCCGGCTCGTAAAAATCTGCTTCATTAAGTCTTTGAAACCCTGCCGCAATAAGCAGCGCTTTAATATTACTTGCCAAAGCGGTGTAATCCGTTTTTGTCCATATATCAACCTGAACATAGTGCCCGGTGAATGCTTCTGCATCTTCCTCAAATTCCTCGCCCGACTGAAGGTATTCATGAAAGGTAATGTAAGTTGCTTCTTGCCCAGAATATTTCTGAAAACTGACTGGAACTTGAAGAGGCTTTAACGTGTCCATGACAATCTTATTAATCAAGCTCACCAAGCCCCCTTTCCAGTTCCTCTTTAATTACCTCATTGATTTTCTTCTTGTTTTCTAAAATAGAATTTTCTGCCCAGTGTTGGGCGGGAATCTTTGATGTACCCCATTCTGTAAATTTCGAATAGAAGAACTCCGAATTATCTCCCTTGTTTGGCCCGATCTTAACAAAATCCATGCCATCTTCTTTTTCAATATCCGACACTTGAATGTAGTCGGCCATGTGCTTTTTAGTAAGCTGCGATCTTGGAGCTTTTTCCTCCATGCTGCTTTTGACCATAGCGCCAACTTTATCCAGTGCAGCTTTCTTGATCTTTTCACCCTGGCTGCCTAATTTATTCACCCTATCAATAAGCTCCTGCATTCCTTCCAGTTCGATCTTAGCCACCTTCATCCACCTCCAGAGCTTTTATTTCTATATATCTTTTCTTATACTTGATGTCGTCTATGGCGGTTATGTTGTACACTTTACCCTGGAATAGAATTTTCATGGTTTGATCAAGCCCTTCTAGAAACCTAATGATAAATTTAACAGTATTTTCCTCATTAATCTGAGCAGCAGAAAAGTATTCTTTTCCACTGAGATTTGATGCTTCTGCCCAGACGGTTTTGTAGTCCTGTGGTACTTCACTCTCAAATCCATTTTCATTTACCGAGGGAGTAACTCTTTGAAAAGTGATTCTGTGTCTCATCTCTCCAATACCCATGCTTTACCACCCCTCTTTGCGGTAAGCAAACAAGAGCCTAGTCATAACATCAATCACTGCTTTCATGTCCACATTTTCCCGGTGCTCATATAGGTTAGCCACTGCATAAAGAATGGACTGCTTCGCTGCCTCTGGAATTACCAGAAACTCAGAAACTGGATAGCGAAGAATCCCTTCACATAATTCCTCGGCAGCACTGATTAAATTGGTGATGAGCGTATTTTCCTCTTCACTATCTACCTTCAAATACAGCTTTGCTTCTTCGAGTGTCACGATCAATACGCCCACCTCCTCTCATTATTCAGAAGCCATAAGTCCTGCCGCCTTGAGCTTGGCAAGCAGGGCATTAAAATCAACGACCAGTCCTGCAATGGTAGTTGCAACGCTGTCCCCCTGAAACGCAGCCGGTGTAAAAGCGGAGGGCAGCCCAACTACCAGGCCACCCTCAGCAATCTCAAGCGTCCCACCGATAACAGTTTTCTCTCCGCCTTGTTCTGTATAGTTTTTGACGTTACTCATAGTCTTTCACCTACGCTTTCTGCTGAAGCACCTTGATGGCTTCAGGCAGGATCAGCTTTCCATCTACTCTCTGGGTTGCCTTGAATCCGACCTGGCCTGTAGCAGCAAAAAGCTCATTCAGTCTCTGGAAGGACCTGCCCTGTCTGTCAGCCACCCAGTAATATCCAAAGTCACCGAAAGCGATGGTCTTCGCCGATGCAGCAATTGTTGGAACATAGGCCGATGTCTTAACTGGTCTATTTAAGATGGTATCCGGCTGACCCGCTGTGATGGAAGGCTGCCAAATGTACTGTCCATTCCCGTCCTTCAGCTTTCTGATGGCTTTGACTGTTGCATCGTTCATGACAAAAATAGCATTTTTTCTGTAGGGAGACTTCAGGCTGTAGAACAAATCCATGACCTCATCAATAGTAATGGCTGTCGCTGAAGCTGCTGTGACGCCAAGCTGCGCACCACCAGTGGCATTAAATATACCTGTAGGCTTACCCGTTCCATCCCCGATGAAGAACGATTCTTCTTCCTTTGCTCCAATTCTTCTAGCGAACTCCCTGGCAATATAGCTCTCCAAATTAAAAACACTGTCATTAAGGAGTTCTTCCGAAACCTTAATCATAGTGGCTAATTTGTAGGCACCGATTGAAACCTGCCCGAAAGCATCATCCGCTTCTGGGATTTGCCCTTCTTCATCTACCCATGATGCCGTTCCCTTGGACGCGACGACCGGAATTTTTCTATCCCCTGAGGAAGTTGTGATGACCTTTGCCATTGTTCTAAAGATGTTCTCTTCTTCCAAGGCCTCAATCAAGGTCCTCTCGAATTCATCAGGCACGAGATATCCGCCTTCTGAATCGGTGCCAATCTGGAGAGCATTCTGAACATCAAAGCTATTCTTATTTCTCATGGCTTTCCAAAATGCATTCCTGTACTCATTACTTGCTCTGCCTTTCTTAGAATCATCAAAGGCAGCATTGGGAGCTGTTCTGATGGCAGCGTTAATAGGTTTTGACAGTTCAAGGTCTAGCGCCTCTTGTCTTTCGAGCCTATCAATTTCCTTGCCAAGGTTCACCACGTCCGCTTCCATCTTTTCGTAGGTAGTTGTATCTTCTGCCGACATTAGCCCACTATCTGTTCTTTTGCTATCTAGAAAAGCTTTTGTGCTCTCCCACAACTTGGATCTTTTCTCACGCAGTTCTAAAATTTTACTCATGTTCGTTTCCTCCAATTTAATATTTTAATAAGCTCAGTCGCTTTTCCAGTTGACTGATCGGGGTAGTAGTTTCAGGTGCAGGGATCTTTGCTTTTTGCTTTGCTTCTTCATGAGGCAGCTTTTTCATCAGTGCGTTTGTAACTGTCATTTTGTCAAAAATAAAAGCCGCCCCAGGCGACTTATTTTCACTCTCTTCTTTTTCATAGAGCACTTTATCGGCAAACCCTAACTCTACTGCTTTCTTAGCATTGAACCAGCTTTCCGAATCCATCATGTGCGATATTTTCGCTCTTGATAGTCCAGTCTTCTGTTCATAAGCATTGATTATACTTTCTTTCACCTCCGAAAGCATATCGATCCCACTTTGTAGGTCGGCCACTTCTCCGAATACTACGGTCGCGGGATTATGAATCATCATCATGGCCACCGGCGACATATATACTTCATCTGCTGACATTGCAATCACTGAGGCTGCGCTGGCTGCAATTCCCTCAATTTTAACTGTGACATTCCCCGGATATTCTTTTAGCATGGTGTAAATTTGACTTGCTGCAAAAACATCGCCTCCTGGAGAATTAAGAAAAACCGTTACATCTCCATCTGACGCATAAAGCTCTGCTTTAAATTGCTTTGGTGAGATTTCATCATCAAACCAGCTGTCTTCTGCAATGTATCCATCCATGTAGAGCGTTCGATCATTCTCATTTTTAACCCAATTCCAAAATCGTTTATTCAAGACTTATCCCTCCTATCCATTAATATTTTGATTGGCCCAAGTGCCGGCCTGTGAGATGTCTACCATGTTTCCATTAACGAGGTATTTTTCACCGCCGCTGCCTTCAGGCAGTTTGTTCATATCTTCAAGCTCTCTAATATCATCTGCTGAGAGCCATCCGTTTTGTCTTCCTACTGCATAGCCTTGCATCCTACTCTGATAATCACCACGCAAGAGTCCGTTAACATTAAATTTTGCAAAGTACTCTTTCTTCTCCGTAGTCGAGAACAGTGCTCTTTGAATAGCCTGTTCCCATCGGATCACCCATGGATCAAGGGTGTACATCACAAACTCAAGAGACTGCTGCTCAATATTAGAAAAGCTGGACTTCTCTAAATCACCAACCATATGGGGCGGGATTCGAAAGATCCTAGCGATTTCATTAAGCTGAAACTTCCGAGTCTCAAGAAACTGGGCTTGTTCCGGAGGGATGCCTATACTTTGAAATTTCATCCCTTCTTCTAACACAGCCACGCGGTGAGCATTGCCGCTTCCTTGATAGACTGCGTTCCAGCTTTCCCTGATTCTTGCGGGGTCTTTTACAACACCGGGATGTTCCAGTACGCCTCCAGGATTAGCTCCGTTTGCGAAGAACTTCGCACCATATTCCTCTGTGGCAATGGCCATACCGATCGCATTTTTCGCCATTGCTATGGGTGAATAGCCAACCAGACCGTCAAAGCCCAGCCCTGGAATATGCAAAACCTCGTCATTTCTTAGGGGATAGATCATTCCATCTTTGTTGTATAGGTAATAAATCTCTCCTTTTTCAGTGCGATCTACCGTCATCTTGTCCGGCATTAAAGGATAAAGTGCAATGACTTTACCTCGGCCATCTCGAATGACCTGGGCATAGGCATTTCCCCAAAGTAAAAGATGACCCATCAGCGTTTCTCGAAACACAAATGAAGTCATCTCAGGGTTTGGTTCACTATGCAACAGGTAGTATAGGGAATGATCTAAAGCTTTTTCTTTTCCACTCTTTGTGTAGCGATACGTATGAAGCGGAAGTGATGCAACCGCTTCGGCTAGCACCCTCACGCAGGCATAAACTGCAGTGGTTTGCATTGCTGTTTTTTCATTGACTGACTTTCCGCTGGAAGTGATGCCAAAGAAAAAACTGTAGGCGCTACCCCACAACCCGTTCTTAGGACCTGCTCTAGGCTGAAAATATTTTGATAAAAATGGTATTCTCATTACATTCCTCCTGAAAATTGGTATGAAAAAAGCACTCAATATGAGTGCTTAAATGTGCGTTCAACTTTTATTAATACGGATATGGCAACCTACCATCTACTTCATCAATAAACTCATCATATTTTGAGAGATCGTCCAAAAATTCGATTGCAGTCTCAATATCTCTACTATTGAAGGCATGAATTGCATTTCTTTTCTTTTGAATTTTATCTATCCAGTTATCCCAATCAGAAGACGGGTCCCACAATTTTCCTCTACTAAATTGTTTCAATTTCTCAAAACTCATATCATTCGGTTCTATAAGCTGTCCTTTTTGAGTCAATGGATTTTTTAAATAATCTTCGTAATAAACACAGTAGAATAATTTTAACCAGCCTTCAACTAATGCTCCTAGATTTGCACAAGCAAGCAAAAGTTCTCCATTAGTCAGCAAAAGCCCTTTATCCTCCCATATTTCTAAGCAATCAGTAAGCTCACTTAACCAATCTAACCTTGCAGCAGATAGTTTATTTGCAGCTGAAGCTGGTGCCCATCCTTTTGAAGAATTTTCCCAAAAACTAAAGGTTTCATGAGATTTGTGTTTTATACTTTCAATTAAAGCATCCAAAACATCACCAACTTTTAATAGTTTTCTTAAATTATACCATGAAAATTTGGTTTTATAATATCAAAATCCCTCTACCATCATAGACACTATCCCTGTTTTCATTCCTAATGGCCCTATCTAGAGCCATAACTAGAGCTACAGCACCGTCGATTCGTTCGGTGCTTTTCTCTTTGTCCGGTTTAATGTTTCCAGCAGGATCTGTTTTGACGAAGATGTTATCCATCATCCATCGAAGGACCGGATTCCCACTATGGGCTATTTTCTTTTCAAGGGTCAGCTTCATTAATTCCTTTGAAGGCGGAGACATATCTTTATATCCTTGTCCAAAAGGAACAACGGTAAAACCCATACCCTCTAAATTCTGGACCATTTGAACTGCGCCCCATCTGTCAAAGGCGATTTCCTTGATATTGTACTTCGTTCCAAGGTCCTCGATGAAGCTTTCAATGAAGCCATAATGAACCACATTCCCTTCAGTGGTTTTGATATACCCTTGCTTTTCCCAGATATCATAGGGGACATGATCTCGTCTGACTCTAATCTTCAAGTTTTCATCTGGTATCCAGAAGTAAGGCAGCACAATAAACTTTTCATCAGCTGTTCTTGGCGGGAATACCAACACAAAGGCGGTTATATCTGTTGTACTGGAAAGGTCTAGTCCACCATAACATTCTCTTCCTCGAAGCTGATCTATATCGACTCTTTCATCACAGGCATCCCATTTCTCCATCTGCATCCAGCGAGTCGATTGTTTGACCCATTGATTAAGTCGGAGCTGCCTGAAGATATTTTCTTCTGCAGGATTTTCTTTTGCACTGTTATAAGCATTCTTAACTTTTTCTATATCAATAGTATGGCCAAGGGATGGATTGGCTCTATACCAATTCTTTTCTAAACCCCAGTCTGCATCATCCTCTATCCCATATATCACCGGATAGAAAGTCGGGTCAATCTTTCGGCCTTCCAATAGGTCGACTGCTTTTTGGTGTTGCTCATAACAGATAGAATTTCTATCCGTACCTGCTGTTGTAATAAGAAAAAACAGGGGCTGAAGTCTTGCATCGCCAGAACCTTTTGTCATTACATCGAACAAGTCCCGATTGGGTTGCGCATGCAGCTCATCAAAGACGACCGCATGAACGTTGAGGCCATGCTTGGTATAAGCTTCCGCTGAAAGCACCTGATAAAAACTATTTGTCGGTTTATAGACCAGTCGTTTAACAGACATCACCGGTTTGATTCTTTTTTTAAGAGCCGGACATTGGTCCACCATATCGACAGCAACATCAAATACAATAGAAGCCTGCTGCCTGTCAGAAGCACAGCCATAAACCTCAGCACCCCATTCGTTATCTCCACAGGTCATCAGCAGTGCTACCGCTGCAGCAAGTTCACTCTTACCATTCTTTTTTGGAATTTCAACATATGCGGTATTATATTGACGATACCCGTTATCCTTAACTGTCCCAAAAACGTCTCTGATGATTTTGTCCTGCCAAGGCAGAAGATCAAAAGGCACGCCACGCCATTGTCCTTTAGTATGCTTTAAGCAGTTTATGAAATTGACAGCATGTTGTGCTTTTCTTTCATCATACAACCTTGCCACCGCCTTTAAACAACATGAATTCCATCGGATCATCAGCATCACCGGACTTATCTGTGACAATCCTACTTCTTGCAGATGGAGTTAATCCAAACTGTTCACAAAAGCGGTTCATAATTTTTAGATAGGTCTGGGCGATCGATACCTGTGGTACTTGCTGCCAGTAACCAGAAGGTGTCTTGACGATGGTTCCATGCTTAGATATAAACTCTTCTGCTTCCCTCCATCGCGCATAAGCTTGACAATACCCGGCAAAGGCTGCCATATCAACTTCTGTTAGTATGCCAAGCTCCTCCAGCTGTTTCGCTGTTCTTCGCCATTCCTTTTTAGCTTCTGGTTCAAGCCAGGTAGGGCATTTTGGAGCTTTCTTTTCGGGTTTTGGTTCGTATTGGTTGAGTTCCCTTTTGCCAGGATTGCCCTCGAGCTCTTTAATTGCAGTAGGTATTGGTTTTCTTCCTCTTTGCGCCATAGGTATCACCTCCTCTCATGTTGCGTAATAAGAAAAAGAGCCTATCTTCTGATAGACTCCAGTTCGAAAAGTCGTTTACCCTTTGATTCCTTTATAATTGTAATTGCCCTTTTTGACCTCTTCTTGTTCTGCTTTCTCGGCCTCTTTATAATTATCCTGCTCCGTTTCTTTCTCTTTGCAGGCAATGCATATGCAATCGGTATTGAGCATTGACATGGTCCTACCTTTCTCAAGGCTGCCGCCGCACCTATCGCAAAATTTCTGCGTAAAAAATCTATCCATCACATGAGCTCCTTTATCATTCGACTTCAACATATTCCATGATGATCCTTAATGCCTCATCATAACTTTTCGACCGCTGTACTCGCTCCGTAATTTCAGGAATTTTATCATTCTGGTCGGCATCTATCAATGCCATTCTTGCCAGCCCTAGAAGATTGAAGATATTCCCGTTTTCACCGATTAATTTGCATGCTGGTTTCATGATGCCTTGTTCTCCTCTCTTGGCTTTCTAAAGGCGCTGCTGCCCTCCAGTGCGGCGAGTAAGGTTTTTCTTGAAGCTTTGTACTCCTCACCATTCATACCAAGCCGGATAAGCCAGGTTCTGAATGCATATTTAGGATTTTCTTCTTGGGCAGGTTTGAAGGATGAGTTTTTGAGTGTTTTTGCATACTTAGTAATAAATACAGCCAGGTCTTTAAAGGCTGATATCTTATCCTGATTGAGTTTTTCTGCTATCAAGTTAAATCTGAATGTCTCTTTTTCAAAGTCCAAGGTTAACCCTGGGCATCTTTCCGGCCCAACCTCCAGGAATGATTCTTTAAATTGCTCAATGGTGCCAGTTTCCTTATGACTTAAATCTTCTGCGAATCCTTCATCAAGAAGCAACTCTTTGAATTCAAAAGCACTGGCTATCAGCTTCTGTTTGCTAGAAAGCATGTTTACTATGTTCTTCAAGGTGATTCCGGTATGCCCATCAAAGGGGAATTCAACCTGGACGCCATCAATCAAAGCCTCTTCTTTTTCAGCAGGTGCGATTGTCTCACTTGAAGGTTCTGTCTGGTTTTCATTTAGAATCATTTCGACGTCCACCTCATCTCCTTTTGAATTCCTGATTGCGCCGGTGCGCTCGATCGTGTAGGTTTCTTCTTCGGCAAGAAGTTCATACGCGCAGCTTGGTACTCCAAGATAGGTTGCCTTCACTCCGAAGTGTGCTTCAAGTGCTTTGATCATTTCTTTTTTGTTCATTGTCCTTACCTCCTGTGTTTTGGTAGTCTATATATCACTCTAAGCACAGGTAATAGCAAGTTAAATGTTCAAATAAAAACAGGTTTTTTATCAGCTTTTCTATCAAAGAAGCAGGCCGCTAAGCCTGCTCTTTTCACTCTTCGATTGCTGTGTACCTCGGGTAGTCGTAGCCCTCGCTGTTCACCAAAACCCGCTCTCCCGTCAGCAGGTTCATCACCCTGATGCACCTGATTTCACCATTCGGATTTGATCCACCATCGTCTTTGTCAATCCAAGGTTGGTCCTCAAGCAGGTCCTTTATGAATTCCTTAAAATCGAAATCGCTGAGTGCGACCTCCTTGATGACTTCGTATGCCGCCCCTGTGAAGCCCTTTTTCCGTGCGATTTTGGTCGCACCCCTTAGTTCTTCCATGTCGACCATTTTTCTTCCAAAGAGCGCTTTCATTTCACGCACCTCCTTGTGAGGATCAGCTTGCCTGCCTCGACGAGTTCTTCAATCTCACCGGGAGTGTAAATCAGGCAGTCATCGTTATCCATGAAAACCGATGCCATGACGATGTCTTTTCCCCATTTCCCAACAACTTCGTATTTCTGATTTATGTTTGCCAATCTGAATTGATCACCTTTTTGTACCTTCATTTGTAATCCCTCCTGTGTTTTTCGGTAGTCTATATATCACTCTAAACACAGGTAATAGCAAGGTTTTTATTGAGATTTCGGAACATCTTTATAGGGTGTTTTTTGGCCATCTCTTTCTAAGAACACGCTGATTTCAGAACCGACTTGCCCAATATATCTTTTCACAATGACATCCGTATATTTTTCATCGATTTCAATCGTGTGACATATCCGGTTTGTCTGTTCGCAGGCAATCAAGGTTGAGCCACTACCCCCGAAAGGATCAAGAACGATACAATTACTCATACTGCTGTTTTGAATCGGATAAGCACATAAGGCCACCGGTTTCATTGTGGGATGCAGTTCGTTCTTTGATGGCCTGTCAAAATTCCAGATTGTACTTTGCTTTCTATCGGCATACCAGTTATGCTTCCCATCCTTACGCCAACCGAAGAGGACCGGTTCGTGTTTCCATTGATACGGGCTCCTGCCTAGAACAAGGCTCTGCTTAGCCCAGATGCATACGCCGGATAAATAGAAACCAGCATCCTTGAACGCTTTTCTAAAGTTATAGCCTTCCGTATCAGCATGGAATACATAGATGGATGCATCCTTTTCCATGGACTCGGACATATTGATGAAGGCTTTTAATAGGAAGTTATAAAACTCCTCATCCTTCAGATTGTCATTTTTAATGCTTCCCGCCTGAGCAGAATAATTTACATTATAGGGAGGGTCCGTAACCACCAGATTCACTTTCTGGCCATTCATCAAAGCTCGATAGACTTCCGGATCTGTGCTGTCGCCACAAATAAGGCGATGCCTACCCAAGTGCCAAACATCGCCACGCTTTGAAATCGGCGGTTCAGCCAGCTCTTTATCCACGTCAAAGTCATCTTCCTTGATTTCTTTATCATGGACTTCATTGAAAAGCTGGTCAATCTCCGGCGGATCAAACCCTGTAAACCCTAAGTCATAGTCCAGCGACTGTAGATCTTTAATGAGGTCAGCTAAAAGCTCCTTGTTCCACTCGCCACTGATCTTATTCAGTGCCACATTCAATGCTTTTTCCTTTGTCTTATCAATCTCAATAACAACACAGTCTATTTCTGTGTAGCCTAGTTCCTTTAAAACAGTAATTCTTTGATGGCCTCCGATAACAGTCAGATCTTTGTTGACGATGACCGGATCGACATAGCCAAACTCTGTGATACTATTTTTTATCTTTTCAAATTCACTGTCGCCGGGCTTAAGTTTTTTTCTTGGGTTATAACTGGCCGGTATCAGGTCATCTATTCTCAATTTTTTAAATTCCATCTTCTTCACTCCAAGATCTAGATTTGATGTAGCAATAATGGCTGCAGTACTTTCGTTTCTTGTTCCCATAGCAGCTGAACTCCTTACCACAATGTGGGCAAGTATATTTATAGGTTGCAGTTTCTTTTTTGTTGCGTTCCTGGGGATTGTCATTCCACCATTTCCGGCGGCATTCATCAGAACAAAACTTTCTGATCCTTCCGCGATCTTTTTGTTTAATGGGTTTGTTGCAGCAGGCGCAGAGAAGATGATTTTTTATTCTTTCCTCTACGTTAAGAGCTACAACCTTCGAATCTCCTTCGAGTCCATTTCTTACACAAAAGCTACGAATGTTATCCCTATGAACCCCAAGCACTGCAGCTATGGCTTTATATCCAACCCCCTTAAGCCGAAGGTCATAGATTTGCTGTTTTTCTATCTCTGTCATCTCTCATACTCCTTTCTGCGTGTGCTGTATTCAAAACTCAAATAAAAAAACGCCTGAAAGCACTGTTTCCAAGCCTTTTCTGACGTTTTAACCAATATTTCTCATTTTACTGTTGAGTTTGCTAAAACCCACTGATTATAGGGCTTCAGCGTTATTTGCGAGATTTCGTTTAATTAACCTTTGCGCAATTTCCAATGCGCCTTTAAGCCTTACCACCACTTGGTTTTCAGAACTTTCTCAGGTCCAAGGGATAACCCCCCTTATTTAATTCTGCGAAATTTCACGCGAAGGGGGCGGGCGGTCCTCCGGACCACAGCTGTAGCGATTTTGACCGCCCTAGGGGGCTGCATCAGATCTGAATCAAAACTTATACTCCGGATGCTGGTCCTCTGTTCTGGTCTTTCTATCGTGGCATCTCTTGCAGAGAGGCTGCCAATTGCTTTCGTCCCAGAAGAGAACCTTGTCACCCCGATGAGGAATGATGTGATCCACTACGGCAGCTTTTGTAAGCTTGCCTTCCCTCTCACAGTGTTTGCAGAGAGGATTTGCTTTTAAGTACTGCTTACTCGCCTTCCTCCAGTTGCTATCGTAACCACGCTCTCTAGCACTGGCTCTGTCATTCACGTGAAGCCTTGCATGAAATTCGCAGTAGCTCTCTGAGGTTAACAGTGGACAGCCTGGATGCTTGCATGGTTTCTTTGGTTTCATTGGCATGTATATCAACTCCGTCGATTTAATTTTAAGAGCAGGCAGTGATAGAAAGGAGCAAAGCTCACTGCCCGCGTCTATAGAAGGACATAAAGAAAGCCCCGGAAGGTTTGATCCTCCAAGGGCTATCCTCTATGCTACTTCTACACTTTACATTATATCTTAGGTTGACTGTGCAAAACCATGCAAGGATTGTCGAGCGCAACTGCCCTGAGTGCTTTTCCATGCACGTAGTGGATGTTGCGCCAGCTGTAGTTCATCATTTCCGCGATCTCTTCCCATGTCTTATAATTGAGGTACCTGAGCTCCAACAGGAGATGATACTCCGGCTGCTCCACTGAGTTAATGACTTCTATGATCTCGCGTTTTAGATCCACTAGCTTATCGATGTCTGCATCAATATCATGTTCCAAATCAATCAGCTTAACGATGGCATTCTCCATTGGGCTGCGCTGCTTTGTTCCGCTGACACGCTCTGCATGGATGCTTGCTGTTGCTTTGGTAGCCAGGTCTCTTAAGGATGAGACCTGTTCCAGTTTGCTGTTTATTCTTTGATCAAGCCTGAAGGCCTGGGATAAATATTCTTTTGTCGTCATAGGTTATACCTCCAAATGTTCAAGTATTTTTTTAACCTCTTGTAAACTTGTAACTTTGAAAGCTTCGCCCTTTGCGTCTTTGATTCTATGTATTGTGATCTCTTGTAGTTTTGTTAGCTTGCCTGTATCAGTTTTAACCTCGAAGGCAATGAACCTGCCATTAAAGCAGCATATGATATCTGGAATTCCTGCGGTGCCATACCTGCCACCATGCTCCTTAAAAGCGAAGCAGTTTTCCAGGGACTTTAAATAATCAAGAATCTTCTTTGTTATTGATATTTCAAGCATTTTTACCTCCTATCCAACAAATCTCCCGAAGAAGTTTTAATGCTTTTCGAAGGAGTTCTCGAAGCAGTTTTGCAAGGCTCATAAAACGCTGCATGCTTGATTGATCAAGGATTCGAGCATAAAAACCAGCAATATTTTCGAAGCAGTTCGAAGCTCGTAGCAGTTTGTGTATATCTTTATTAGAGCCCCAAAAAACACGCTATATAGTCTATTTCTGGTTCTGTGTGAAGAAAAGGAAATACTACTCCGAGAGCTTCGAAAGCCTTATAACTACTGGCTTTTTTGCTTCGAAAACTTCTTCGAACTGCTACGAATCTTCTTCGAAATCAGGCCAGTCCGATGCCTTTTATAATGACTCTTCTGCTCACAGTATCCTTACTCGACGTAACATTGGGTACATTTTCCATCAAATCTTTATTGAATCGGATCTGTGACACGGGATTTAACCCAGCTTCATCACAGTACTCTTTGTAACTTCGATAAATCTCCTTCGACTCTATGAATTTTGCTTCGGATAGTTCACAGGCATATTCCACAAAGGAAAGCACGCTGTTGCACTCCGTTCGGTATTTCTCAACCTCAGCCTTCGACCTGTCACTTTCTTTAAACTGATAGTTATTTTTAATCAGCCTCTTCAATCCTTCCAGCGCCCACATAAGGATTCCATCTGCCTCAATAGCCAGCTTCTCACGAAGGGAAGCATCTCGTTTATGCATGGGGATCGGCCTATCGAATCTGATGATAATGAGCCTCCTGTAAAAAGCGCTGCTCTTGTCACCATAATTTCTTGGGATCTCATTGCAGGAAAACAGAAGCCTTGCATAGGGCTTAAAGGAAAACGGGGTCTTGTTCTTCTTCTCTGCAGTAATGTAATCCTCACCGGTGATGCTTTTAAACAGTCCGTTGTCATCAATGCTCTTTGACGGAAGGTCCGCGAAGATGTTCGCCAGCTTTCCAAAGAGCTCCGCTGTCTTGAACCTGTCGGCCAAGGCCTGCCAAGGAACGTTTGAAACATTGTCACTTCCCAGAAGAACTTCCTGTGCCACCGACAGCAGCGTAGATTTTCCTGCGTTACCAGCTCCCACAAAGACGAAGGACTTCTGTGCCTTGTTGATGGGGATCAGCAGATACCCGAGGATCTCCTGCACCATGAATATTTCATCAGCGTCCAGACATTCTGATAAAAACTTCAGGAACAGTGGACATGTCGCTTTGGGGTCAAAACTCGCATTGATCTGGACTGTGCTGTAATACTCCGGTGTGTGCGGTTTAAGCTTATCCTCGAGAATATTGTAAAGCCCATTTTTCACATTGATGATAAATGGATTGGAATTCAGTTGATTGATGGGCTTAAAAATCAGCATCTGCCACTGACCGAGGGCATCATTGATACCGCTCATCGTTGCATATCTATCCATCAAGTGTTCTCTTACCAGTCTGGCAGCTTCAAGGTCTTTGACTGATCTATAGACGCCATTTTCGTATATATGGAAATCCTCAGCACCATAGAAGGCAGACACTTCCTGACTCATATGTGTCGCCAGAATCCCAGGTATAAACTTCATCCCATTTTCGGTGAGTTCATACCAAGGCGGTACCTCGGCTTTGTTTTCTGCTCTTTGTTTTCTTGCCTTTTGATAATTTGAATATTGCTCTTTGTATTTTTTCATCAGTGTTTTCACGTTGTCACTTTTGAGTTCAAAATGTCTCTTGATTTCAGTCGTGATAAAGGGTTCAGCTGTAACCTCAGAGAGGTTGTACATGTACTCTGTAATAAACTGTGCTGCCTGTTCCACGTCCTTTGTCACATTCCTCGACACCGGCTGCTCGGACAGTACCGTCAGCAAATCATCTGCTGTCATTGGCACATAGATGAAGGATGCCGGTGCCTTGCAGGTGCAGTCTCCGTCCTCAAACCTTTGGCAGGTAAATCCTCTCTCAAAGAGAGTACTGCAGTTGATCGGTCGGGTCTTACTTTCTAAAAAATGCTGAATCTTATGCTCCGTTTCGGTTTGACTGTACTTAGAGTATCCCTTCGAATACTCGTGAATGACCTCTTCTCCGCCTTCAAAGACGGCCAGATTGGTGATCATCGCATACCACTCATGCTCCGGGAGCATCGCGGCATCATCCTTACAATGTTTTATAAACCCACAGCGTCTTAGTACCAGGTCAATCCCTTTATGCTTGCCTTGAAGTTTAGGTTTTTTCACCTCATCAGCATCACCCTTTGGCAGATGCTCCAAGAGCTGCTGCTGCGTATACCTTAGCTCCGGGTTGTATTTGATGCAGGTCACCATCACTGGCTCACTTTTCCTGTGCTCAAATCCCGGAAGCCTTAGGACCCTGCTCTCATTGATGATGGTCTTGTCCCCGCTGAAATGCTCCGCCAGCTTAGACTGGACTGATCTGAACTTTGAGACGTCTCCATTTTTGATTAACCAGTAGGCATGGAGGGATTTTTTCGTTCTGACAATCAAGCTCGGCTCCAGTGGGAACTCCATCAGGTTCTGGTACTGCTCCTCGATGGGGAGCGTGTCATTTTCTACAAACTGTGCATTGATCCTCGTGATCTCCTTGTCTTCATTCCCACCCGAATTTACGACGAAGAAGATACCACGATTCTTCTTATTGTATTCTGTCAGTAGCGGAATGAACTGCTCGATCTTGGCCATATTGATATCCAGCTTCTGGCCCTTGAAGCCATCCTCCTTTCGATCAGAAAACACCCTGACACAGACATTTTCCTGAGGACTGAAAAAAGGTCTTAAAAACTCCTCTATGGGAATATTGATATCGGTCATGAACTCACCAGCCTCTCACATCTGTCATTAAAATAAACGACAGGTATTTGAAGTTTCTTTGCTATCTTGATCTCTGCGTTCATGCCCTCTGTAATCTTGTCCCCAAAGCACCATAGCTCATCGCATCTTTTTAATAGTTCTAATCCGAGATATCGTCCTGCGTTTCTTTCCTCTTTATCATTGTCATCCAGATACTGAGTGAATATTGTATGAGGAGCCAGTGGTACTACCGCCTCCCAAGCTGCAAAGCGGCAGTACCTGTTAGCCCTTCGGATGTTTCCTTCGATATCACCTCTGAGCGGGGAGCAGATATAAACTAATTTCAATGGTTCCATGTTTTGATTTTCTTGATTTTGCATACTCCTCCAGCTCCTTTTTTGATTCCTCATCCTCCCAGTTATTATCGACTAGAGTCGGTTTATCCGACGCGTAAGTGATAAGGTTCGTGTATTCACAGAGGGAATAGATAAATTCTGTATCTGATGCATACTGACTTACAGTGTCCGCAACCTCATCCCGGATGTCATTGCATTCAGACAGCAGCCTGATTTGCTCCATAAGCCTTGCGATAACTATTTCAGCGCCATACTTGTTGATGATTCCACGCAATGTTTTTGTCATGATATGTCCTCCTTTTCATTAAGCAGCGATTTGTTTTAGTTTCATTCTTCCGAAATACCACTCAAGGGTGCGTTTACGTTTTTGGAAATCCGGCTCAGTGAGCACCAGCCCAATATCCGTCTTTTGAAGCAATCCGATGTACATAAGCTGTTCTGCTGAAAGGTATGGCCTGATTGACTTCACATCGCCTAAACCATGAGCCTCCTTAAACTGCTTTGCTGTCATCCCGAGAACGATGCGGTTGATCAAATCCATCTCATTGGAGAAATGATAATGTTTCGGTGTTTCATGGACTTCAAGGATGGCCTGAGTCAGTTCCGGGAATTCCACCTTTGCGGTATGAAGCGCCAGGATATATTGTTCCATTTCATTGAACTTGTTGATATAGGCTTCTTTAAACTGCATCGCTTTCTTACCGGTAAAGCCCATAACCAACATGACAAACCCATCTCTGGTAAGAATATATTCCGGCAGTTTTCTTCCTGTAGAGTCCTTATATTCACTCAGTAAAAAGTTGATTTTTGCAAATTGTTCACTGAGCCCATTTTTCGGCTCAGTGATTTTTCTGATATTCTCCAGGACATGTTTATGGTCTTTCTCAAACACCTCAGCCACTTTACGGCTGGTGACAACGGGTTTGCCTTTCAATTCAGATACTCCGAGTTCCTTATCGATCATTCTTAAATTACTCATGGTTCATCGTCCTTTCTTTTATCAATTTTTGAAGTCCTTTCTTGGCACCAGCTACATCCCCGGCAAGTGCCTGACCTCGAATAGTCTTTAATGTCTGCCTTGGCAAGATATTTCTATAATCCTTAAGGGTTAGAATAAAATGTGACACTTCATTCATGGAGCTCCTCCAGTTCACCGAATCGGATACCCATCGCACCTTCGGCTACAATTGGGACGTCAAACTCCTCAAAAGGTCTCTCCTCCATACATTCCTTGATAAACTTAATGGCTTCATCCACCATGTCCTCCGGAACTTCGAAGCAGATTTCGTCATGGATGGTGAGAAGCGGTCTGATAAAAGTTTTGTTGGGTATCCCCGCTACAATCCTAGCCATAGAAAGTTTGAGAATATCAGCCGCTGTTCCTTGAATCGGCGTATTCAGGGCGCAGCGTTCCCAGTATGACTTGACTCCCCAGTCTCTTGAGTTGATGCCTTTTAAGTACCTACGCCTACCAAATGCTGTCTCACTGAATTCACTGAAACCGGCCTTGCGTTTGGACTCATTCTGCCACTTGGCAAGTTCAGGATAACCATGCTTCAGGTTGTTTATGATCTCCTCGCACTCGGATAATGTGGTATCAAGTCCAGCCTTAAACTGGAGGTTCTTCTGGAGCCCTTTGGGAAAGAGGCCATAGAATACGCCAAAGTTACAGTTTTTCGCGATGCTTCTTCGTTCCTTATAATGCTCAGCATTTTTGTCTGTTGCCTGCTCGAAAGGGATTTCATAGATGACTGAAGTGGTCTGAGCATGAATGTCTCCACCCGTTTTATATGTTTCCAACATCCTCTCATCCCTGCAGTAATAAGCACCCACCCTCAGTTCAATCTGTGAAAAGTCAAAGTCCAGCAACACATGCCCCTCTCTGGCATAAAAGAAGTTCCTGATGCCAATTGGATCATTGTCCTTGCGAGGCCAATTCTGGGCATTAGGCTTTCGGCTTGCAAACCGTCCCGTCTCAGTACCGAGAGCAAAGAAATCAGGATGGACCGCTCCGGTCACCGAGTTCACAAAATTCAACACGCCATCGATATAGGTTGATTTAAGCTTGGCCCATTTGCGGTATTCCTGGACAGTCTCTAAGAATGTCACCATCTCCGGTTTCTTCTTTGCACAGTATCCTTTTAGTAGAATCAAGGCTTCGTCATCTGCCGCTTCTTTGAACTTCATTGTCGTTTTTAGGACTGGAAGCTCCTGTTCTTCGTACAGATACTTTTTGAAATCATCAGTAGCTGCGTTGGCCCCGATATTAAGTTCCCTTCCGGCTATGCGGTTTATTTCATCTCTCAGCTCAGTAAGTTTGTTTTCCGCTTCGAGCTGCTTCTGATACATAAGGAGTGTGTCGGCCATGATGCCGTTATACTTCATCATCCCTACAAATACAGCAGCGGGACTTTCCAGTTTCCGAACAACCTCTTCATGTCCAGGCAAATATTTTCCAAACCAGTCATTAAAAAGATGATACAGCTGCAGAGTGTAGTCACTGTCAGCGCAGGCATATCTGGTTGTTTCTTTGTCCATAGGATCGAGTTCATCAAAATGCCTACCTCCGGTAACCTCTTCAAATTTTGGAAGGTCTACCTTTAACAGCTCCGGCACCAGTGTCTTTAAACCGCTATCTGATAAAGTTCTGAACTCCTTATCTAATTTGAGTGTGAGCTGTGCTGCGGCAATGGTGTCGTACACCGGTCCCTCCAGGATGATCCCCTGTTTATATAAAAACATCGTTTCAAAGCTGAGGTTATGAGCTATCTTGACGAGAGCTTTGTTTTCAAACACCCAATGCCTTAGCGTTTTCATAACCGCTGCAACATCAGCATTGATCCCTCTTTTATGTCTGAGGGGTACATAGACCGCAGACCCGACTTTGACCGATAATGAGACCCCGACGATATCTGATTTATGGGGATCGAGTGCTGCGAAGGGTACGTTGCGGTGATCATCTATTGGTGCTGTTTCAAAGTCAAATGCAACCTCGGTAGCCCCCTGAAGATAATCTGTTATTTTATTTATATCTGTGACACATTGATAATCCATGGTCTTGGCTCCTTTCATGGTGATCCAGGGAGCAGGCAGTGCTGCCCCCCGCACCATTCAACTTATCTTAGGGGTTTGATTTCTCCGGTTTCTTCGTCGACTACGAAGCTGCCCGCATTATCAGAATCTAAGTCCAGTGCGATATTTTTGGACAGCTCCTTGATGTGATCTACCAGCGGAAGCACTGCACTGACCTCATCTTCGGTTAGGTTTCGTTTTATTGAAAAGACAGCCTGACTGAACTGAATCCCTGTACTGCTTGTAGCTTTTTTAAGAGAAATCTTGGTCACAAGGGTATGCGACCTTTTACCTTTGGTTACCAGCCTTCTGACAAAGTTTGTGAACTCTTTCAGAGAGCCGGTTGGCAAGGATAGCATGATCGGGAACACTTCACCTTCACGAAGGATGAAAATTCTCCGCTTGTTTTTGCAGGCTTTCCCATTTCCATTATCTCCGCTGCCAAACTGGTTGTATGGGCAGTTGCCACAGCTACCTCCGGGATTACCCTCACCGATTTTGCCATCATAACTGCCGCAGTCCGGCGGATTGTTCCCGCCAGTGTATTTTTCTTTGTAGAAACTATTAGTAGCATGGTGATACAGGATTACGCCTTCGATTTCTTTCACTGGTTCTGGTGATCCATCATCCCCTATCACTTCAAACATAAGGCCGCCACCCGCAGGAATTTTAACCTTATCGAATGTGGTGGATAGACCCTCGAGTTCCTCTAAAAACCCGTTATCCGCATTGAAGTTTTTTACTGCCATGTATCCGCTATTCTGAACTGCTATCTCGTTTTTTGACATATTGCTTGTCCTCCATAAATTCAAATTTTGTGATTTCTATAGTGATTAACTGCTGCTCTTCGTATCATTGCATCTATGTAAATTTGCTCTTATTTTCATCGTAATCCGTAGTCCATCAGAGACTACTTCGCTTTTCTGACCCCGACTGCGGTTTTTTCAAAGACATTAACTTTGCCTTCCAACCAGCCAGGTAACATGTCCTCATTCTCGGCAATCTGCTCTTTGACAAATGCCGCCAGACTATTGGCGTTCACCGTTTCTACAACCAGTGAACCAAAACCATTATCTTTCAAGGCCTCGAATAGGTCCTGCTTTTGATCAGCCACTGCTGATGCGTAAGTCTTTGTGTTCAAATAAAATAGTGTCCCGCTTCGATTGAAGCTTTGTGTCTCGCTGTCGACCATCATCTCAGACAGTCTACTTTCGGTTTCATCAATAGAAGCATTGATGTCCTTGACTTCACTTTCAGCCTGTTTCTTCGCTTCCCTGAGTTCCTTTAGCGTGTCGGCTAGTTTAAACATTTCATTTTCCATAGGCGCTGCCTCCTTTACTTAATGACTTTTTTCCAGTTGTCTACGATTGCGTGGGCGATATCTTCTTTCCTCCCCAAAGCCTCCATGACCGTTTCATCAACTGTCCCTTTGGCAACGAGGTGAATGTAGACGCATTTTTTGTTCTGCCCAATCCTATGAATACGGGCTTTTGCTTGAATGTAATCCGCGTAGTTATATGACAGGCTGTAAAACACGCAGGTACTTGCTGCGGTCAAGGTGATTCCCATGGAAGTTGTCTGTATCTGCCCTACAAAAACCTTACAGTCCTTATCTTCCTGAAACAGCTTGATCTGCTCGGCTCGGTCCTTCACTTCTCCGAATATAAGAGCATACTTTATCTTTTTCTTTTCAAGGAGTTTGCAGATTTCTTTAATCTCCGGGATGAACCTGGCCATAACCACCAGTTTTTCTCCTGACTCTATTGCCGTATCGAGAATATCTTCTAGGGCTTCAAGCTTAGCCTTTGACACCTGCTCGTAGCGGTCTGTTTCCTCATCGGGTCTAATGAACCCGCCGGTGAGCTGCTGTAGCCTGAGGAGTCTTGTCAGGATGTTGGTTGCGGTCACCTCACCTTTGGACAGTTCAATATAGGAGTCTTTTACAAACTGTTTGTAGAGCTTTGCTGCCTTGTCCTCCAGATGAATCGGATATACCTCATCGATTGTATCCGGTAGATCCAACGCATCTGCTTTGGTCACCCGGTAGGCTACGGAGTGCGCCTTCTCAATCAGTTCCGACATGTTCTTATATCCAACCGGCTGATTATAGTTGCCAAGTACCGCGTAGTAATTCTTGAAGGCATAAAATGAGGTTCCAAAGATCGACTCGTCCAGCATCTTGTACTGACTGTATAGGTCCAGAGGATTCTGCGTGATGGGCGATCCAGTTAGGATCATCCGATACTTGCACTTCTTTGCAATTCGATGAACTGCCTTGCTGCTCTTTGCATTGGGATTCTTGATTCGAGTTGATTCATCTGCCACGATAAAGTCAGGATTCCAATTCAGAAGGTTCGCTTCGATGAGAGAAACACTGTCATAATTAATAACCACGACCTGGAGCCCTTCTTTGGGGATAGCTTTAAGCTGCTGTTTCTTTTTATCACTGCTTCCCGTCAGAACGGTCAATGTGTATGGGAAGTCAGCAAACTTCATAAACTCTTCCTCCCAAACTGCTACGATGGACTTTGGTGCAATGATCAGAACCCTTGTTATCAATCCATTTAGAAATGCCCTGCCGATCACAGCCACGGTTGTGATTGTCTTGCCACACCCCATTTCCATGAGAAGCGCGTATCCTGGGCTTTTATTCATTAATGCATTCAATACGCACCACCTCCTGAAAAAAATGCCGAGAGCACCACAAGCTAGGTTATAGCCTTCGATCTGATGAGCATAGGGTGAAGCCTTAATCGGCATCGGCTCGATTGGTACTATGGGTCCATCTCTGACCCTAGTCTTGAAGTTTGCCTCCTTGACCCGCTCCGCCAACTCGTCATCAAATGTACAGCCAATCATCTGAAGTGTTGTAAGATTAACTGCAGTACATGGAATGCTCCATGTCTTGCTTTCGATATCCCAGAACCGGCCTGGTATTTGTTTGATTGTTTCCTTGTGAGCAAAGCTGTCGTATATAATGATTTTGTTGTCTTTGTGCTCTGCATGCATTGATTTGTGCACCTCCTTTTTGTAACTATGTACGCTTTTTAGCGAACATAGGGATAAAATATATAGGGATATACATGATTATCATGCGCTCCCTATATTTGAAACTACATTACGATATCTGCCTCTTCATCGAAGTCATAAACCCTGTCTTTTATTAACCCCAGCTGCTGCAATCTGATTTTCATCGCCTTATGAGAAACCTGAAAGACATCAGACATGTCGAAAATCATTAGATCAATCCCTAGCGTTAAGCCATATGGAAGTTTACTTTTTTCTGGTTTAACCTCCATCATTTCAAAGAATACCTGTTTAACCATTTCTATCGGCATGAGCATCGCCGCTGCCAGTGCATTAGCTTGCCACTCAATCCAGTCCCTAGAGGTTACTAATTTCTTCCTGGCAGGTTCAATATCTCTTTTGGCGCAGGTCACCAATCCATCTTTAGATAATTCAGCTGCCCTTTTAAAGCATTCCCGGTGCAATATCTGATGGCTGCACTCATGCATTACTGTAAAACGCTCCCTGCCGTCGTGTCCACTTTCCAGCAGTGAGTTTTCCAGTATGACTGTGCCATCTTTCACTTCAATTGGATACTGCTTCGTCCGGTCTTCATTCCAAACCATATATATCCCGTCATTGAATGCGGTGAGTCCCAGAACGGATTCATCTGGTGAAAGGTTTTTATAATCCGTTTCGAGTCCCATGAAGTTTTCCATGAAATCATAAACATCTATCGCCTGCGGTATTTCTAAGTATTCTGCGTTATATTCCTTGAGCACCTCTGAAGCGAAGTGTTCAATTTTTTCCCTCGATAAAATGTAGTGCATAAGCTTCAGCTCCTTTGTAATCTTGTAAGCGTGTTTAGGTACATAGAGGTAAAAAATTATACAGTCAAAATAAGGGACAGCAGGTTCTGCTCTATGTAGCCTAATTTATATAACCTGACTGCTGAAGCTTGAAACGAGACGTCAAAGGTCTGGGCCAGGCTCGAAGCAATCATACGTGCATTCATGAAAGAAATCGATGGGTGTGTACTATGAAAATAGTCTTGCTTGAGGCCTAATCGCCCCATTACTTCATTTGCTGCCAATTTGAAAATCTTCTTTGGCATTAACATCGCAGAGGAAAAGTAGTCTGCTTGCCACTCCATCCAGTCATCATCATCGTGGAAACCACCATTACGCCGACTTATTTTCCCGACATTATTTTTATGGCATTTCACATAGACCTTCTGTTGTTCATCCTGAGGTTCTTCGAAGAAATCAAAGATACTCATTTGGTCTTTATTAATGACGTATTTATGCCTGTGAAAAAGCCAATGGCCCGGTTCATGCCCAAAGGTAAATCGGCATCGGCCTCTTTGATCATCATCCAACAGGGAGTTGTCAACAAATACAGTTCCTTCAGATACCTCAAGGAACTGCTTTTTATTATTTTCGTCATAGACTTCAACATATCCATCATTGAAAGCGATCATTCCCAGAACACTTTTATCTGGGGACAGGTTATGGTAGTCAACCGACAGGTCCAGATATAACTCCACAACATCTTCTACCGGAGTTGGCTGCGGCGTTCTTAAGAGTTCTGGTTTGAAATCATGAAGAATAATCTCTGCATAATCATCAATTTCGTCCTTTGAAAGGATGGGCACGCCATTGCTTTTCTTTCTGAATCCAAAATTCATAACGCTAATACTACTCACCATCCTTGTCAAAGATCTTAAGAACCTTCTCCCAATCTTCATCGGTTGCATTCGCATCTCTGGCTTTTCTTAAAGCGACACGCACAATATCTCTTTCCATGATATACTCTGGCAAATCCGAAGATACTGTGTTTTCTTTTGCCATCGCTGCCAGGTCAAACATATAGTTTTTATCTTCTTCAGATAAATTAAGTATTCTTGCGATTTCCTGAAGCTTTTCCTTGTCTGGTGGATAGCGTCTGCCTTTTTCCATGTCACTCATATATGCAGGGGCAATATCCAATTCAGCAGCAAGTCCACGCAAGGTTATGCCTCGTTCTTTTCGCTTAAGTTCTACGAACTTTCCAAATTTCAA